TTATAATCAAATTCTTTACGATAAACTATAGGTACTTCTACCTCGTGTGTTATTTGCAAATCATATAATTTAATTATCCTGAATGTTTTATGCTTTGGTTTTTCATCTAATTTCATTTTATATCTCCTCTATTTTGATATGTTAACATTCTTTTAATTGACTACACTCTCGTAAACAAGACTAACAGCTTTGTTTCTATCCCATTTTAATTCTTTTACTTTTTCATCTAATTTGTTAATTTGGCTTTCTTCCTCTGATAAAAGAGCATGAGAATATTCTTCCAACAGCTCAATCAAATAATGCGTAAATTTTTCGTTAGTAGGTATTTCATATATTTTGGTGTGTTTCTCTCCAAAATTTATTAAATGGGTTTTTTTGATTTGGTATGGTAATTCTTCTCCTTGAAAAAACATATTAGCAATCATTTGTTGACCGAAAATTTGGGGTAGCCACCTAAAATCAAATTCTTCTTTACAAGACTTGTTTGTCATAGTGCATTTGACTTCCAAAATGGTGTCCATTTGGCTATTAAATCCGTCAGGGGTACTGCTTATGCTAATTGTTTCTTTTTCGTCTAAATTTAACCAATTTGGTATCAATAAAGACTCTTGTTCGTTGAGGATATATTTTGGCATATCTTTTTGCCACAATACCCATTCGGCTATACCATGTTTTTCATGCCTTGTACCATAGTCCACATACTTTCGTTGCCATTGGGATATCTCGTTGGTTTCTCCTTTGATGTCCATAAGACACATTTTTTTTCTTGGTACATAAGTACCGAAACAATAGTTTGTAAACAAGCTACTGCGAAGGTTTGTGTTTTTCACTTGCTTTCCCTTTTTTGTTAAGATTTTTAACTTCTGCTATTGCTTCGGCTAACTGTTCTTGTGTTGTTGTTTCAAAAGAGTCCACTTCATCTGCAAACTCCCATTTTCCGTCTTTTTTGATTATGTCAGACTCGGAATAAACTAGACCACCCATGCCTACCAATTTCAAAATAACTCTATCCTTTGCTCTTTTTTCTGCCATAGCAACAGGATATGCTGAATTGGTGTTTTTAGGGTTTGCTTCTCCAAAACTTACTTCGTTTCTCTCCCCATGAGAGCCACAACATTTTATAACTACTAATCTCTTTTCTGAATTTATCTCAATCATTTCAAGATTAAGACTTTTTATGCCTTCTTTAATCGCTACTTTTTCGCAACCACTATGTAAGATTACAGGTTTGCCATGACATTCCCAATAATCACTATCAGTAAGTGCGTATTTTTTGTTAAATGCTTCTTGTTCAGGCGTGTATTTATATGCCATTTTTTTCTCCTTGTTTAAAAATACGATAACATCATATTTTATTCTTTGCAAGAAATAATTGTAAAAAAAATATATTGACTTTATATTAATTATAGATAACTATGTGTATGTATAATTATATAAATATATACATATAGTTATAATTAATTATATTTATTAATAACTATTAGAAGGAGCAAACATGACAGAAGAAGAATTTAAAACATTCATGGGCGTTGTAGATGACGCATACCCCAAACAAAGAAATTTAAACATGGTACAAAAGGGTTTCTTTTGGTTAGCATTAAGAGAGTATTCTTTAGAGGAATGTGTAAAAGCATTTTCTATACACACACAACAAAGCGAATGGAAACCACAAGTCTGCGACATTGTTAACAAGTTAAATAATGACTTAGAAACTAAAAAACTTTTACTAGATTTTTTTAATCACAAAGAAGTCAAAGACGAAACAGCATTAGAGGTTTATAGGATTATGGGTGGTAATAGACTCAGGAAAACTTGTGAAAACGATTATGAAAAAATAGAAGCAAGGTTTGTTGAGCTTTATAGAAACCATAAGACCAAACAAAAATTTGAACAATTACCAAAAAAAATTAAACAAAAATTAATAGGGATAACGGAAAAATGAGTGAAAAAATTACATATCAAGAACATGGAGATATTAAAACAGAAATAATAGATAAATATGGAGATAAAATAAAAATGACATTTGAACAAAAGTGCGAATTATCATCACAATTTTATTTTAATATTGTTCATTCGCTAGGCATAGAAGATGAGTGTATAAAAAAAGTAGAGAATGGTACAGAGAATACTGAAAAAGGCAGAAATTTATATTATGCGATAGAGGATTTTTTAGAAAATATGTTTGGAGAAATTTATGATTAAGCTCGGAGATGAAACCCTAGAACGAGCTGTTATGAAAATATCAGAACTCGGTCAAGAATTGGCTAAATGGGAAAGTCTGTATGAAAAATATACTTTAGAAATGCGACACGAAAGAGATTTGGCTTTGATATCGTTGCAAGATGTCAAAATGACACAGAAGGAAAAAGAAGCGTGGGCAAACACACAAGGAGAAGTGTCTAAATACATAGAAAAGATTTGTGAAGCTAAGAAAGAATACATATCTTTGCGACACAAAATTAAGTCTGCTGAATTGTTTTGCGATTTGTTTAGAACGCAATCTGCGAATGTCAGGAGAGAAAAGAAATTTTATCAGGAGTTAAGTTAATGGGAAATATATTACACGAATTCTTCAAAACAGAAGAAGAATTAGAAAAACATATTGAAAATAATCTTAAAGAAGAAGATAATCAGCTAATCGCTTTATACAACAAAAAGAAATTAGTGTCTGAAGCATTAGAGGGTATTACTAAACTGTTAGATAATGAGGACTTTTTATATTTTACTGAGGACTCAATCAAGCATTTAGCAAACACAGAAACACTACTTACGAGAAAATTAGAGTCTATTAAAAGACAAATAGATTTAATCTAAGATTGGTCTGATATAGTTTTTGCTCATTCTACTATGTCAGACTTTTCAATTTTTTCGTAAATGTTAACATAACAAACTTTGACTACATGGCTAAGAAACCTAATAAAGAAACAATAGAAGAATATAAAAAAGCTGTTCAGTTTGGGTGTGTTGTGTGCAAAAAAGTTTATGGCGTTTATACTGAGCCATGTATTCATCATTTAACAGGAGCAGGTATGGGGTTAAAATCTCGTTTATTTATACCCCTTTGTCATCATCATCATCAAGGAAAAGAGGGAATACATCATTTGGGAACATTTACTTGGGAAGAAAAATTTGGTACACAATTTGAATTATTAGAGTATTATAATAATAACAAATAGTTGTTTAATAGGTGGGGTAAGGCATTTGGCGTGAAATACTATGAAAACTGAATTACTAGCAAAACTAATGCCTTCTTCTTTAGATATATCTACTTATGGTAGCAAAAACCACAACGCAATTACTACTGAGGATATATTAATAAAATTATCTTATTCAAAATTGACAGAAAACGAATACAATTTTATCTTAGCAAAATTCTTAAATGATGACTCTTGTCGTTCTTCTGTTTATAAAAATTTAATTAAAGAAGTACACGAAGAATTTGGGAAAGAGGGGGTAAACCATTTGGTGTGTCGCTTTGTAGAAGTAGCAATCATGGAGTGCATTTTGACTAGATGCCCATTTTGCAATGGAACAGGATTTAATGTATTCAAAACTACTATAAGTAAATGTCCACATTGTAATGATGGTGAGTTTATTTATGACGATAATGTTAGAGCAAATTTAATTGGAATAACTTTAAAAAAATTTAAAAAAGAAAGGAACAAATATGACAGAGTTTTAGAGTTGCTTAACGAAATAGAAATAAATGCTTTGTCTAAAATTGATAGTTAATGTTTTACAACATTAGTTTTATGTTCTTTAGGTTTTGTTTTAGATACAACTTCTTCTTGATAAAATTGTAATTTCGGTAATAAATCAGGACTACCAGCTATTAAAACTTTTAACTCGTCTATTAATTCTTCATCAGATTTAGATTTTGTGTCATCAATGTTAACATTAATATTTTGACTATGGAAATTACCGAGTTCTAATAATAATTTAGCTGTGTTAAGTCTTACACTATCTTGTTCTGACGATAATAAATCTTTTAGAACACTTATAGCAATACCACTAGTATTAGCAATCCTTTCTTCATTTTTCTTTCTTATTTCAGTAGTAAATTTTTTACGCAAATATGCACCCATTTGTGCAGGTTTGGTATCTTTATTATATCCTGCTTTAATAGCAGATTGAGTAGCATTACCTTGCGTTTCTCCTTCGCAAAAATATTCTATAAATTTAGTTTCTTTTTCAATGTCAGCTTTCTTTGGCATATACTTTCCTCTTTAATTTGTTTTTTGCTTTATCAACAATTAAACTTCCGTTAATCCATTTACCTACTAATTCTCCTATATCATTATTTGGTGTAGAAGATATTATTAAATCTTGTCTTTCTTTAATCCATGTTTTATCTAATACTAAACTTCCATCAATATCAGTACCTTCGTCATCTCCTGATATGTGTGAAACAATAGATATTAATTTATCTGTTTCTTCTACAACAAATCCAACTGATACGCAATTAGCTAATTCAGATTTAAACTCAGTAATGTCTGTCCACCCATCTGTTGGTGTTATTGCGTCTTGCCAATGTATTAATGTTAGTTTTGCCCTCATTTTAATTTTCTAAGAAATTTTAAATATTCAGCACCTTCTTGTACTTCCCAAAATATTTTAATGAAGTCAGGGTGCGTATCAGGTAATCTAGTGTTAAATACTGCTACTGCACATGGCGACATCATTTTGTTAGGCATATTTAACATCTTTGCATAATCATCATATTTTTTATATGAACCAACTTGAACACAATGCATTACAATATTTGAGTTTGCATCTTTAACAGGCATATAACCTGATATGTGCCTATGTCCAGCTAATAATAAATGGTCACGAGAATTAAATATTGCGTGTCTTACAATTCCATGTGCTGTGTTGTAAATAGAATTACCTCTAAAGTTATGAGAACAGTTAACTTTTATTTTATGTTTAGGTAAATTTAATTTAACTCTTATGTTGTGTGGTTGATATGTTGTTATTAAATTTTTACAAATCCATTTAACAGGGTCGCCATCACCTGACCAAACATCATGATTTCCTGCTACTATAAATATCCAATCAGTAGCTTTTATTAACCATTCCGTCAATTGCCACGCTTGTTGTGAATTCGTTGATTGTTCTGCCCACAATCCTGCTAGTTTAGTTCTTCTTGCCCAATTATTTTGTAAATCACCAACATTACAAGAGTACATACCATCAGTTTTATTTACTATATCTAAATGTTTAATGACGCTAGGCATATCACAACCATCATCATCTATATGTGGGTCGCCCATAACATACAAACCTATTGGTTTTGTATCTTTAATTTTGATGTTTAAGAATTCTTCGTTTTTTTCTCTTTTTTCTTTTCTTTCAAAACTATCAAGTCTTAACTTTATTAAATCTTCTGTAGATATTTCTTCTTCAGAAAATTCGTTTTCTACTTTATAATTCACTTTTATTTTTTTAGGATTACAAGTTTTATGACCACAATCCCTACATTGATATCTTTGTGGTTGACTAATTGTATCTTTATCTATTCCTCTTTTTATTAAATATGTAGAAGCACATTTTGGACATTGTAATATGTTGCCATCATCATCTAACTGTTCTTGTTTTAGATTGGTGTAATTACCACCACTATGATGTATTGTTCCCATTTTTATCCTGTTCTGCAATAAGATACTCTAAATACCATTTTGCCTTTTTTAAATCAGACAAAGGTGTTCCTTTATATGGAAATCTAGTTACATATTTAATAATATTTCCTCGAACATAATCCATATTCCATGAACGAATGTAACTTATTGTTTCAATTCCCTGTGTGTAATGAGCAGGGCGATTAATATTGTCTGCGTTCTTGTTGCCTTTTTTCATCTATCTTATCCAAAATTTGATTCCACTCTACAGGAATACTATCAATCCATTCAATACCACCATACAGGTAGTCGTGTCGATTTTCAAGTTTACCTTTTATGCTAAATTTAGCAGTAGGGTCAATGTTTCGGATTGCAGATATGATGTCCATTTCTCTAGGCGAAAACGCTACTGGACTACACATAATTAACTCCTCATCAATAATCCTGTCGAAAACAAAATTATCAATGCGATTATTATTAACTCAAACACAGATATATCAGGTCTGAGCCATTTGGTTTTTATTCTATAAAAAAACCAATTAAAAAATTCAGGTTTTACAATGAGAAGCACAGATAATAGGAGTGCGATTATTAGTGCTTCTTGTGTCATTGTGATAGAGGATTGTCAGACCTCGCCTTAATTTCATCTACTTTTGCTTTTAATACAGCTATTTCAGCTTTATTAATAGCTATGTCTTGTTCTAGGGGTTTTATATTTGGTGCAGTTCGTGCTTCTAAAACATCAACTCTTTGAATAAGCTGACCTTGAAACACAAACAAACCTGCAATAGTTATTACAAGTCCAACCCCAGTTGCTATTGTTTTAATATCCACGAATTTCCCTCAAATGTTGTTCTGTTCTTATAACTTCATCAACAGCTTGTTGTACTTGTTCTTGATGATGTGCCACCAAGTCGTTATAAATATTTTGATTTTGAGAATAAATATTTCTATTATCAATAAGTTTTGTTGTTTCATAATAATTTCCCCCATCAATAATAGGTTGATTATTAAATATATCTTGATTTATATTATTATAACTGTCAAGAATTCTGTTATTATTCATAGCTTTTGCTACTATAATTTGTGTAATTTTTAATTGTTGGTCAACAGATTTTACTTTTTCTGCAACTTTTTCAGCAATTTTTTCCACATTGATTGAAACCACATTATTATCTTGTTGTGATTCGTTGTTAACTCTTTCGTTATTTTCTTCGTTTGTTGTTGCAACGCTTGTTTCTTCGTTGCTATCAACAGGTGTGGATTGTTCTTCAGCAGAATTTGTTTCTTCTGTTTCAGATATTTCTTCAATTCCAGTTTGCTCCTCTGCAAGGACAATTTCTTTACTTTCGATTTCTGTTGCGACTTCTTGCTCGGTCTTTGGTTCTTCATAGATTTCTAATACTATTGTTTCTTCGATAAATTTTTCTTCTTCATTAGTTTCTATTATTTCAGGTAATACTTCAAATATCAATTCTTCTAAAACAACTTCTTCTATAAACAATTCTTCAAATGTTTCAGGTATTATTTCTTCTACAATTTCTATTACTTCTACTATTTCTTGAAAAGTAGTAGTTAATTCTGCTGTTTGAGTAGCTGTCAAAACTGTATTGTCATAAGTCATAGTTACAGAAATATTATCAACATTAGGACCACCAAGAGTAGCAGGACTATTGCCGTCAGACCCACTAATAAATATATTTCCCCTATTAGACCCTGTTCCAGTAAACGAAACGCTATCTTCAAAATTTTTCCCATTAATTCCTGTAACATTAGTGCGTTCCTGTGTTGTAGTAGCTAATATATTATCTTCTGAATCTTTAATTTGTAATCGTATGCTAAAGCTATCAGCAGGACCTTGCCCACCCCAACATTGTGCTACACCACATTCGCCATTCTGTACTTCTACTGAACTGTTGAGTGTAATGCCGTTATCCAACATTGGTTGTGTAATCGTGTTAGAAAGTAAATCGAAGGATTGTTCTATGCTACCACTATCTCCAAACTCTAAATCGTGTCCACCTGGACAGCAATCTCCTATGCGTACTGCATCACCTGATAAAGTCCAACCATTCGTACCATTGTTAAATGTACCATTAGTAATTAAATTATTTGTAGTAATTTCTTCTGCAAAAACATTTAAAGACAAAAATGTTAACATGAATAAAATTGACCTTAATGACTTAATATTATTTACCATTTATATTTCCTGAAGGTATAGGTTTATTATTCCATGTCATACTTGGTTTAGTTGTTGCAGTAGCTCCTGTTAATTTCTGTTTGCGTTCTTTAATCCATTTAGCTTTTGCTTTCTCTCCTATTAATCCTTCAATAGGGCATGGTGTTCCTGCGTTCCACATAGCTTCCCAAACAGAAGGGTCTTGACACATAAGAGATATACTTGCAACTTTCATGCCTAGCTTATGCAATAATTCAGATTTTTTTCTTCTTTCGCATTCTTTATCTACATAGTAATTACCAGCAGAAAAGCTAAATCCTATTGTTGTCATGCCTAAACTTAAAGGAATTACACAACTACCTTGTCCATACACACTCATAGAGGGTGCTGACGAGCTGTTTACGGCAGTTTTTTGATTGGTACTATTGTTGGTAGTATTAGTTGTAGTAGTGTTGCTAGATGACCCTGATTGATATGTTGTACTTGATTCGTAACCACCTGTTATTGCTGTATTACTACCTGCATTATTTGTTTGTGTGTTGGTAGTTGCACCTGATGATGTAACATCAGATACTGCATTTTCAATTCCATAAAAAATAATAATAATTATTAATATGTAACAACATTGTTTTAAGTTCGACATTTCCATTTTCTTAATGCCAATGCTTTTCTAGTAGGTCTGCCCTTACTATCTTTCATTGGTCCTTTGACGCCACCCATTCTTGCACAGAAACTCTTTCTTCTTGCTGCTGCTTTAGAACCTTTAGGTGCTTTGCCTGTTACAGGTCTTTTGAGATTTGCACCTTCTGTTCTTTTAAAATATTTTCTACCTGCTTCGTTGAGTCCACCAGTTTTGCTTTGATATTTTTTAGCTACCATTATGCTTTCTTCTTAGGTTTTTTAGCAGTTTTAGCTGCTCTTTTAAATTGTGCGTCAGTTGGCGAACCTTTAGAACCTTTCTTTCTCATTTTTTCGCCTGAACCAGCTTTTATTCTTTTTCTTTTTGCGTGTATGTTTGCATATAGTCCTTTTTTTGCCATAATTTACCTCTTATTTTCTAGTTAAACTACCACCAAAATATAATCCAATAATAGAAAATATAGTGTGGGATTGTAAGTTAGTTATAAAAATTGTATTTCCTTCTTCAAAATATGAAGTTTCGTAGGTTTCGCCAAATATCCACCACCCACTACTAGCTTCAGTAACTATTTGATATGCAATGTTTACATCAGTAAATATTGGTGCAACGATTGGTACTACAATAATACTAAATACACACATTAATGCTATCCATCTTCTTGTGTGTTTGGTATGTGCATCTTTAACATCACGAGCTTTATCAGTTTGTTTAGCTGCAAATCCTGCTCGTTGCATTAACATCTTTTGTCTTTCTTGTTCAGCTTGTCCTTTTTGAGCCATGATAGACATAATGCCACCTAGAACTGTACTAGCTAACATTGATAAAAGTTCCATAGGTATCATCTTATTCTTCCTACATAAAAATCTTCGTCAGGTCTGTCAAATGCACCTGTTGCTTGTCCTGTACTTTCAGTAGCTATTTGTAATAATCCTTTTCTTAAATCATTGTTGTATTTAGTAAATCCCCTTGGGTCAACTCTTGATAAAGCTGTTTCCATAGCAGAATGTGCTTTACCCATAAAACCACCTTTGCTTACTACTTTTTCTATTTCCTGATTTAAGGCAGAACTAAATTTACCAGGGTTTGAAATAGCTTGTTGTACTAATTTTGCACTATATGGTTTTGACATAAGATGTGTAAATAACATTAAAGGACCAGTAGCCATAACTAAACCACCTACTCCACCTGCTAATGCACTACCACCCAAAATAGCAGCAGGTCCAGCAGTACCTTTTAAAGTAAAACTTCTTACCAAAAAAGAACTTAAACTAGGTAATGATGGTAACATTTTATATACATCAACCATTTGTTGTAATTTTTGTTTTGTAAGTGTTTTTCCTAATCCTGATTCTTTTAACATTGATTCTGTTAATTTCCAATTTGCTTTTGATGCTGCGTCATCACCCAATCCTAATGCAGCAGATAATTTAGTAGGATTAAAATTACCAGCTTCTGTTATACCTCTTTCTACACCAGCAGAATTATATCTATTAAATAATTGTCTGTTAAAAATATCATCTATTTGTGCGACTGCAAATTTTTTATAATTTTCAGAACCCATAGCTTGTCTTAGTACTTCTTGTCTTGCTGGGTTGTTTGCGTAATCTTGTAATAATTTAACACTATTAGTTAATCCACCACCTGATGGTGCTGCAAATTTATTAGACATTCTTATTTCGCCAGTTGTTCCTGTTGTAATTGTGCCTTTTGGATTAAATTCTTTTAATAATTTTTGACCAGCTTGTATGTCTGCTTTTGCAGCAGTACCTGATATTGCACCTAAATTTAATTCATCTACATGAGCAAAAATAGGTCTATTTACTTTTAAAAAATCAGAGTAATCTGCATATTTTGCATCACCAGTTGCTAATCCGTTTTTTAAAGTGTTATTGTTTTTACTAGCAGAAAACAACGCTGCTTCCCTAATTCTTCTCATTGATTCTGTATTCATGGCAACTCTTTCTCCCATTCCACGACCAGTACCTTTTATTTTTTCATTAATTAATGTTTTCATAGCATTTTGTATGCCAAATACTTGTTTTCCTGTTAATGTAGATTCAGTAAATCTTCCATTTGCATCTAATAATTTTCTTATAGGGGTTGGTAAATCTATTATATTTCCATAAAGACCTTTATATTCTGCAACTTCTCTGTTAATTACATTTCCTAAATCTTTTTGATTACCTCTAACTGAAACTTCTTTTATTTTTTTTAATGGGTCATCAAATCCTGCTTTATAAGCATTTTTGTATGCTTCTTTTTTTAATGCACCTTGTGCATTTACATGAGATATTAAAAGCCAAGGAGTTGCGTCATTTAATCTAGTCAAAAATTCTTGTCCTGCTTTTGCTCCATTTGCTAATTCGATATTTCGACCATTTGCAGATATTTTAAAAGGTTGGCTAAAACCTGTTCCGTTTCTATATTGTGCTGTCATTTTATTGTATTGGTTTAATAATTCTTGAACAGTTTTATCATGTGCTTTTCTTGCAGGATAACCTATCAAAGGCATTTTACCAAGTGCGTCAAGAACATATCTAAATCCTTCTCTACCTAACATACCATAGGTAGGGGTAATTCCTTGTTCTGCTATTTGTCTTGCTAATGCGTCTGCTCTATCTACTTCATTAACAAACACACCTGAAAATTTACCACCTAATCTACCTTTTTTTGCTTTCATAGCAGTTTGTGATAATTTATCATCTGCCATGTTATATATATTTTTTGCACCTTGTACTGTGCCTTGTCTTGCTTTTCCTAACCCAACTCCTATTTTATGTGCAATACCACCGAAAACAAATGTACCAGCAGTATCAACTGCACCTGCCATACCTATGTCTTTTAATTTTTCTTTAACAGGTTTAATAGGCATATCGTCTGAAAAGAAATCAGCAAATTGTTGATAAGCAGCAGTTGCAGCAGCACCACCAGCACCTGCACCAGCAGACATAGCTGCAATACCACCAGGTCCTGTAATTACTGCTGGAGCTGCCAAAATAGCACCTGCTGTAGCACCTGTTATTCTAAAAACAGGTTCTACCCAACTAGGTAAAGCGTCAGGGTATTGGTTAGATGTAATAATTCCTAAATCAATACCTTTGTTTCTTACTCTAGTATAATATTCCTCTGCATCAATTTTTCCTAATTGTAATAAAGTTGTACCAACGCTTTTATATTCATTAAAAGCTGTTTGTATTTGGTCTTTTCTTCTTTTTCTTTGTAGTGGAGTTAATGCTGCCATTATGTTCTAAATATTTCCTCTAATTGTGCTATATCATCTTGTGAAAATTGACCAGCTTCTAAATCAGGAGCTTCGTAAAATTCATTTTGACCAAGACCTTGATTTTCAAACGAACCTAAAACATTATCTAATCTATCTACCATATAATTAACATCAGCTAGTTTAGATTTATATTTTAATACATCTTTGTTTTTTTCAGAAGTATCAATTAAATTTTGTAATTTAGGTATATGAGATACAAAAGTATCTCTTATTTTTTGATATTTTTGATATGCTAATGAATCACCTTGCATACCACCTACAGGTAAAGTGTCTTGAATAAGTTGTAATAAAAATTTAGAAGGTCTGCCTGTAAATGCAGATGCTCCAACTTCTAAGATAGTTTTATTAAGTTCTTGTTTAGCTGCAAAAGCACCAAGACTTTCTTGTGATTCAATGCCTAATGGAGAACCTAATTTTGCAGCAGCTACTTCTATAGAATCATATAATCCGAATGATTCAGGAACTAAAATATCCATTTGTTGTTCGCTAGTCGTGTATTCTCTTACAGCAGGAGTAGTGTCGCCTTTTTGTAACGAAGCTATTTCCATCATTAATTTTTGATTTGTTAATGCTTGTTGTGTGTTAGCACCTTCTATCTCTCTCATTTGTTGTACTGCGTTTATACCTGCACCTGCACCTTTGCCTGTTGCTACGCCTAAACCAGCACCTATAAGATTAAGATTTAAGAGTTCTTTATCCGAGTAAATTGCCATATTGATACCTCTCTCTATCGTATAAATTTGGAAGATTTAATTTTGCACCACTTACACCACTAGGTGCTGAAGCAGCAGGAACTGCTGGTGGTTGACTTAACAAACCATAAAGTGATAAAGCAGGACCAATGTAAGGTGCAATATCTGCAAAACTTGTTTTTGCTGTTTCTTCAACTGTTTTTGGTCCATATATATTCATAAAATTTCCGTATGCTTCAGGAGTCATATTAAATCCTTCTGCTGCACTCCGTATTGCAGGACTTGAAAAAGGCACATTATTTCCTGAGTATTGTAAACTTGAAGCAAGTGGTACTGCTACATTATCATTTTTCATAACCATACCTGCGTCCTCAATAGTTTGTCGCAGTGTTTTTCCTTTTAATGCAGACCCTTCTGATACTCTGCCTGACCCATCTGTATATGGAGTACCAGCAGCAACACTAGGTATTGTATCATCTAAATTGGCTGCAGGAGTTCCCATGCGAAGTGGTCCACCAGTTGATAAATTAGTTCTGCCATCTTTGCTTAAACCAAACTGTTCTCTATATTCAGGTGCTACATCTAATGGAGTAAATTCATATTTATTTAATATTGCTTTTTGACCTTTATAAAAATCTTCAGCTTTTTTACTAAATGGATTTGCTCCAGGACTATTACCTTTTCTATAATTATTTAATTCCGTTTTCATTTTATCTGCTTTTAATTTTGCATCAGGAGTTAATTGGTTATACATTAAATCATAAGTTTCTGTTTCTTGTTTAAGACCAAATAATGTCTTGTCAGGAGTTCCATCAGGATTATATTCTCCGAATGTTCCACGACCTATAAATTCACTATCTCCTCTACCATAGGTTGGGTTTATATTAAATTTTTGTAGTTGTGAAGGTTTCGCCCAATCAGGTATTGGGTCACGAGGATTTTTTGCAGTATCTAAAAGAGAAGAAACTTGATTTGCAGGATTGTATGCCCAATCATCAAGAGGTATAGGGTAGTCGCCTTGTTTCATAGTAGGTTCGTCAACATCAAACATACCTTTAAATTGTTCTTGAAATCTTGCAAAAGGACTTAATAAAGAAAGTCTTTCTAACTCACGCCTTTTTTGTTTTTCTGCATCTGAAAGTTGTTCATATATTGTTGCCATAATATCTCCTAATCAAAAATACTTCCTAATATGTAAGCACCTGCTGCCCAAGGTGCTGCTGCACCTGCTGTCATATTTAATCCATAAGTCAATCCTGCTTGTGTCAATCCTGCTAATCCTAAATTAGTTGCATCAGGTGTTAAGCCACCAGGACTACCCATATTACTACTAGAAGTAGTGTTGCCAGGCAATATGGTACTTGCAACAAGGTTTGAGTATCTTGCTAAATTTTCTGCTGGAGCAGCTTGTCCAAATTCAAATCTTGCTCTTGCATCATTAATAGCTTGTTGTTCTCTTGCTGTTTCCATAGCACCTATTTGTCCTAATGCAGAAGAAGGAATACTTAAAGCTGCTAAAGATTGTGGTGCAATAGCTAATGCTCTACTTTGTGCTGTAAGTGCATCTCTGTAAGCATCTCCATACATTTTAGATGTAATATCTCCAGCTTTCGTTAAATAATCACCAATAACTCCTTGTTCTAAAATAGCTTGTCTATCACTACCTAATTGTCCTCGACTTGTTGCACCCCTTCTAGCTTGTTGTAAAAGTCCTTGCGTTTGTGAGTAAAGAGGTCTTAACGCAGCTTCTGTTGCACTAGCTAAATATGGATTATCTGCAAGGTTTTGAGGTCCTGCTAACTGAAATTGTTGTGCTGGAATTAAAGAACCAGCTAATGTTGATTGCCCACCTAATGCTGTCAATCTTCCTAACGCTTCTGCGTCTAATTGTGTTTGACTAGGTAAAGCAGTTAATCTGTCAGGATAAAATTGCATTGGTCCAGCATTATATTGTTGTTGTGCTTGACTAAATACATCTGAAATGTATGGTTGCTGCCCTGACCAAGGGTCTGCTTGTTGTGTAACTGTATTTGTTCCTTTACTCATAATTACCTCTAATGTAGTGTCTGTAAATCTTTTCCTAATATTGTGTATGTGTGTTTGTACCCATACTTATCTAATTTTTTAATAAAACCTTTTCTGCAACAAGTTTCCATAGCAACACAACCATGTTCTTTTGCCCATTCTTCTAATATGTCAAATAATTCTTCTACCCAATCGTCTAGTTGTGAACCACCACAAGTAACAATTCTACAAGTAGTTTTTCTAGGATATGTTGCTATTTCTGTTGTTATAACAGAATGTATTTCTTTTTCTTGATTAAAAACTATCCAAAGTTGCATATGTGCATCTTTTAATTTTTCGTATATATCATCTATATTCATTTCTTGTAAACTTTTATCATTCCCCATTTCGACATATTCTTTACATTCTTCCCAAACTTCATCTATTCTGTTATGGGGTATTCCTGAAATATAAATCATAATTTTACCCAACTCCCTGCTGCGTTTCTAAAATAAATCCCTTCTCCACTTCCAGGATTAAAATTACTTCCATCAGCATAAATTATATCTCCTTGTTTAATTCTATCAGGTGCTACATTTTTTACCTCTATAAATTTAGTAGGGTTTTCTTGTAATGCACCTTGTAGTTTTAAAAATTCTTCAAAAATATATTTAGGTAAATCTTCAGGATTATCAGGAACAGGGTTAGGTGTATAAATAGGTGCTTGGTCAGACATTACATTAATAACCCTCTATTAACTTTTCTATCTCTAACTGCTCCTATTGCGTTTGATAATTCCATAGAAAAATTTAATGCAGATTTTTCATTATTAAAAGAAATAAAATCACCTCTTTTTTCTGCAATTCTTTTTGCTTCTTCATTTGTATATTTTATTAATTCTCCATTAACATTTCTAATTGTAGGATAAACAATAAATTTTCCTGTTTTGCTATGTTTGTCATGTGCTGTTCTTACTGTTTCGTTATTATCTGTTGTTTTAGTATAAGGATTTAATGCTCTATCTACCCAAGGTTTTGTTTCTCTAGCTTCTAAAATTTTATTTGCTGTATTTCCTTCAGGAGAATCATCATTTGTTAATAAAGAATACGCTAAACTTCCTGCACCCAACAATCCAGCTCCTACTCCTAAACCAGGAATTAATCCCATTGCTCTCAATGTTGTAGGACTATTAAGTAATCTGCCAACATTCATTATATTTTTAGGTGCTTTTATAACTCTACCAGTTCTTGAATCATAATATTGTGGAGCAGAAGGGTTAGTTGCACCTGTAGGTTTTAAAAACGGACCACTCTGTGTAGTTGATGGCATTATTGTTCCTGATGCAGTTCTTTCAATCGGCATTAATCTGCCTGAAGAATCTCTAAATCTTTTTATCATATACCCTGACACAGGGTCATATTGTGTTATTGCCATTACCTTTCTCCTAATACTTCGTATTCTAAATCATATCCATTTAGCTCAAAAGTAGTTGATGATGTATGTTGAAATTTGATTGCTATGTATTTTCCTGTACTTCTTGCATCAACTTTATTTTGTGAATTTGGATTTATTTGTTGTTGTGTATTGTATGTATATGTTCCGTTAGGCGACATAGAACTACCAACGAATATTTCACAAGTTCCTGTTCCTGCTATTCTAGGGGTAACTTTTCTTACTTGTTTTACAGTATTTGTGTTGCCATCTAAAACTAATCCTTTTCTTTCTAAAATCATAGTAAAGTCGTTTCCTGCAAAATCAAAACCTTTATCTCCTCTATAAAATTTTGTGTCGTTTGTACCTGCCATTAATATACTTACTTCTGAAGGATTGTAAGCACGAGAACCCCAATTTTCAGTAGTATTATATGCTACCCAACTTTGTGATTGTCCTGACCAAACTTCTGTAGATGCACCAGGATTTACAATACCTGTAGCTATGTGCAATATGTTAGGTAAATCTCTAAAGCTAAATGCGTTACTTTTATAATTCCATATTAATGCTTTGTTGCAATATGTAGAACCTACTGTTGGATAAGATACCCATATTTCATTTTTTTGTTTATTATGTGTTGCAAATATATTTTTATAATTTGAACTATCTAATTCATCAAATAATGTTCTTTTAACAATATTAGTTGCAACAGATTCTTTTCTTACTCCGTTATGAACGATTAAATCTCCTTCGACTACTACAAAATGTTTGCCATCAAACTCTACTGCACAGTTCCTAGATAATATACCTGTGTCGTTAAATAATTTTTGAAAACTAAATACAAGGTTTCCACCAATATAATTCATTAACCATGTGCTTCTTTCTTTATAAATAATAAAAGATTTGTTTAGCTGAAATCCATCTACTATAAAATCTCCTTCGTCACCAATAGTATTTTGTCCTGCGTCATTTGTTGCTGCTGCTGTCCATGTACTAGGTATTGTTATAGAAGCGTCTGACCATCTAACCTTGTTAGGTAAATTAGTTCCTGACTCTGTTAAATTCAAAGCTATTAAATAATTACCATAAGGTCTTATAGATTTACAGGTAGTATTAGCTAACCAATTATTTAAATCTACAAATTTGCTAGAACTTGTATCCCATATTTGAGGGTCGTCTATACCATTACACAACAAAGGTAATCCGTTAAATATTGAACCAACCCAATTACCAACTGATGTTAAGTTAGTAGAGTAATCTCCACCTGATGCTCTTGTTACATCTGTATTAGTAGTACCATCAGTCCTGTATATTTTTGCAGAACTTCCATAAAACCAATAATTAGATGTTCCTGTTAAATTAATTAAAAAATAAGGAGCAACTGCTGGTGCTGTAAATACAGCATCATGTCCTGCTATTTTTTTAGCTGCATTATCTTCAAATCTAACATTTTCTGTATGCGAAAATACTTCTTTAGGTAAAGCAGTAGGGTTAATATCTTTTGCCATTCCTGCTGGTGGTCCAACTTGAAATACTGCCATTATGCTGTCCTTCTCCACATATATACAACGATATATGGTTGCACATTATTGTGTGCCGAACCACTCCCTGTAGCTGCTGTAGTAAATGTTTCAGCACTAGAACTACCATCAGGAAATAAAGCATGAGCATTATAACTACCACCATTTTCTGATGAAGGAATATTTAATGTGTGTGTATGTGATGGTAATTCAGAAGTAGTTAATGTATGGGTTTTAGAACCACCTGTTTCTTGTGCTGTATCAAAATCAGTATCTGTAGAATCTATACCAACCATTACACGACCAGCTCCAAATGCTGCCCATGTACCAAAACCTAGTAATGTTGCAGGATTTGTAGCTACTGCTGCATTAATATAAATAGAACCTACAGGATATACAGCTTGTAAAGTAGCTGCTGTATTACCACCTATACTCAATGTACCTGTCATGGTAAGATTTCTAATTGCTGTAACATCTTTATTAGCATCTACTGTAACTGCTTTAGACGCTTCTACAGTTCCTAATGTAGCAACATCTACATAATTCAGTTCCGTAGTGTTTGCTGTAACACCATCTAGTAAATTTAATTCTGTGTGTGTAGAAGTAACAGCTCCTGATATGTTAGGAAAGGTTGCTTTTACTGTTGATTTGACAAGTCTTATATGGTCATCACCCTCGTTAACAGGGTCACCTGCTGCTGGGTTTGAGCTGTTAAGACTGTCTATATATGTTCCTGTTTCTAA